CAGCAAGTTGCTTTTCGTTAATCATTTCATTCATCCAATCAGAACCTGCACCCATGTATTTGTTATTAATTGGATCCCACTCTATTTCAGCAATTGTTTTATCTTCAGCGTATAAATTGTATCCTCTTACATCTTCGGTATCTTGTAACTTTTTAATAAATTTTTCTGCAGATGTTTGGTTCTTAAAAGACTTTTTCATTTTTTTACCATTCCACAATTCAACCTGTGCAATTACTTTTAAAGTTTTTTCGTATAAAGCATACGCCTCTTTAATAGCAGATGGTTTAGTAAAATCTACGTCTTCATAAATAAAATCTTCGTCAAATTCGCTTAAGACTATTTGACACTGCTTTATTAATCTTTCTTTTTTAATCATATTTCCCATCAAATTATAATTCTATTTATACGTTTTCTATCCTCCAAACTCGTGTCCTGCAACTCTTTTCATTTGTTTTACAAATTCTTTGTAGTCTGGTTTTTTCTTATAGAGTTTAATTGATATTTCATTGCGTTCTTTCCCTTTAATACGCCATTTGAAACCCTTTTCTAAATGTTCAGGCTTAGTCGTTTTTACAACTCTACGTTTAAACCCGTCTTCCCACTTTTCACCTTTATACTTACCTTCACCTTCTTCTACTTGGCCGGGTGTATCTTTTTTATATTTTTTAGCAAGTTTATCTGTTCCAATATCTAAAGCTTCATTTTTAGATTTAGTAATAGCTTTTAATTTTTCTAAATGTGCTGACCAAATTTTATATGCCGCTTTGATGTTCTTTTTCTTTTCAGGATCTTTAGTTCTACCAATTGCAACCTTTGCTCTTTGTTGCATAACTAAAGTTGCTTGAACTTTATGCGCGTGCGTTCTATCTGATTTAGTAATTATTCCAATGCCTTTATTTGCGGTTTCAGCATCTTTAAACCCTAATCCTTTAATAGTATCTTTTGGATCTTCATCAGTGTATAAATCTGAGTGTGATGATGAACCTGTGTGCTGACCTTTTTTGCGAGGTGTTCTTTTATCAGCCTCTACAAATTCGCCAAACTTTTTACGATAAGCAATTGTATGTTTCGAAAGTTTTGTTTTTGCTCTTGCATCACCAGGCGCGGGCTTATACGCATTTGGATCGTCATCATCTAATTTAGCTTGTTTATTGAACTGTGCTTGGCGTTTAGCTTTAGTTGACTTGGATAAACCTTTACCATAAGCCTTATTCAATTTTTCTGTCAAAGTTTGAATAAAATACTTGTCACCTTCTTCATCTATAATAAAATTAGATTTACGTTCTTTAATAACTATTGGCACTTCACCAACGTATGCAGTATCACCTACATTAAAAATTTCACCGGCAATATAGCGTTCACGCTTTTCTGAAAGAGATGGTAGCTCAATATGTTCTCGGAAATTACTTTTCTCCTTTAGACCCATTCTTTTACGAAGTAAATTGAACAATGTCATACCTTTACCATAACCTTTTGGTATACCCATCATAAATGATTTGAAGTCTCCATCTATTGCGGCTTGTCTCATTTTAGACGCACTCATGCCAGTTACACCTTCAGCATCGGGATCACGTTCACCAGCAGATACTACATCGATACCATCTTTAAAATTGTAGAAACCATGCCGCCCTTTAGCACCATTGTAGGCCGTAAGTAATTTTTGGAATTCTTTTATGCGGTCTGAGCCGACTACCATAGTGATTTTAGTAAATCCTTGATCATGCAAAATAGATGCAATATGCAATGCGGTCTTAGCATTTTTATCTTCAACAATGTTTCGGCCGTGATTAGGAAACATTTTACGCATCACTTTAATCTTTTCTTTATATTCTAAAGGATTCTTTTTAGGATCACTGGATTGAGATGCATAGATACGATAGTCATTGCCAATTGCTGCAGCTGCGACTTTTGCCAACAGTTTACCATGACCAATAGTGGGTGGATTAAAGCGACCAAAAGTAAAGACTACCTCTCGCTTTTTCTCTTCATTAAACTGTTTAAATGATTTCATTATTTTCTTTTCGCCAACGTAATCTTGCGTTTATAAGGACCGCTTGCCATTTTCTCTTCTACTTGCACAAGCGTACGAATCTTTGCTTGTAAAGGAGATTCTAAATCGCTTTTAGTAATTTTTCCAATTACGCTATAAAGTCCTTTATAATTACCTCTCTTTGCGAGCTTTTCTAAATCTTTAAGTTGACGTTCTACTTCCTTTTTAAGACTTTGATATGTGTATTTAGCTAATCCAACTACAACAACTGCGGGATCTTCAGGGTTTGAAATTGTCTGAGGGTCAGACATATCAATATAGCCAGAAACTTCTGCTTTAGTTCTAGCTTCTTTTAATACGCTTATTGCTCGGTTTATCGTTCCCATCCTTTTATTACATCCTTTGAAAAATTGTTCATTGAAAATTCCATCCGATCAACTAATTTGACTGCGCCTCCTTGATTATCAATGGCAACAAATCCCTCAGAACCAGTAACTTTAAATCCATTACGAGTTCTAACGAATGTATCAATTTGTTTGACCTTATCAAGTTTATTTATAATAATTAATTTAGCATCAACTATTGCATTCATAAGCTGAAACATTAAGTCAAGGTTTTTCTTATTTTCTTTTGAGAAAAATTTCATTTCTTCTTCTTGCTTTTTTAACACCGCAAGTTTACCTTTATCACTTTTACGCTTTTCGTATTCTTTCTTATACTTTTCATTAAACCATTTTATTAAATCTTGTACATGTTTAGAAGTACTTGAAATACGCTCACCTTTGCGAACAAGCGTGTTATTGAAAGTTTCAATTTTGACTGAAAGATCTAAGTTGTTTTCAAGTTCAGTTAATGTCGTAGATTTAATTTTTTGAAATATTTTCCCTGCTTTTGAAAGCGCTTCAGTTACTTCATCGGTATCAACTTTTGTCAAGGTTGCAGTTCCAGAAACGTCTTTGTATTCAGCATCTTGATACCAAACGGTGGGCTTTTGTTTTAAGCCTTTAAGGTTTACACCAAAGGATGCTTTCATTGATGCAAAATCTTTACCTTTGTAAGTAGTATGCCACACTACGCCAAGATTTGCTTTTACTATTGTCTTTGCTAAATTTGATTTAGCAGGAACTGCGTAAACAATCGTATTAGGTTGAAACGTAATCATTTTTTCGCCGTCGATGGATTCGCTATTTAAGTCACCTTTAGTAAACATTATATCGCCTTGAATCACATCTTTAATTCCAAGATCTTTTAATTCGTTAAATGCTATAACTAACTTTTCTGCAAGATCACCAGATGTGTCTGCGCGGACCTCAGCTTCGGACTTATACACTTTGGGATCTTTATTGAAAATGCCTTTTTTTGCAACAAAGAATTGCCCATCGCTAGGATCAATACCAGCAAAAACTGCAGGAGCGCCATCCCATTTAACTGTAACATTTGTAGATGAATTAGTATTTCCTGCAAGCATATCTCTTAATGAACGTAGTGCAAATATTGCTTCTCTTGCTCCTTTCACTCCAGCATAGATAACGCGGTCTTCAATGTGCGTCATATGCACATTCTTTCCAGCCTTTGCTGCTTCTAAAACTTCAATATATGAACTAAATGATCTCATTTTTTCAATAAGTCTGTTACTGATTTACCTTTTTCCCAAAATTTACAAGACCAATAACGTGCTTTCCATTTTGGTCCAGGATTTTTATCACACTGATGACGTGCCCTAAAGTTTTTTAAGCGGCCTGGGTCATCGCGTTTAATTTCCATATTAGGATCTCCAAACCCAAGCTTAATTATATTTCCTTTTTCGTTTTTAACGTAAACATAAAACTTTTTCTTTCCGTCATTACTGCGGAATGGCTTATTGAGATTAACCTTTCTACCTTTGTATTCGGCTTCTTCAATTTCTATAAATTCTTTAAACGTTTTCATTATTTCTCACTTAATTTTATATATGCGCTTGAAACAGACGTTGAACTGCCAGCATAATTTATGATTTGTGTAATAAATTTATTAGCTTTTTGACCACCTTTTATAACTTTCTCAATAACGTATAAGCCACCAAGTTTTCCATGGATCCAAACTGCCGCTTCTTTTTCAGAACCAAGATTACTAATTTCTTTTTTAACCTCGTCTTCTGATATTTTTTTATCTACATTTTGAAGTAATTTTGTAAAATTCTTAATTGCACTTTTATTTCCTTTGGCTATATTTTGTGCTTCTTTTTTCATCACAGAATTTTTAGGAAGATCTTTACCATAAATTCTTTTTGATGCGTCTGTCATTGGCCCCCAAGATATTCCTCCTCCTCGTGCACCTTTACCTTTAATCTCGGCTTTGTGAGATCCATACGCACTATTGGCACGCAAATTAAGTTGACCGCCTTTAAACAAAATAGAAACACCTTTATTTGTATACCATTCACCTCTTACACGAGACTTAATCTCACTTGAAGTATATACGTAGTCTTCAGTTTCAGGAGGTCGTTCAACATTTTTTTCAGTTGATGTTACACCTTTAGCTACTTTTTTCAAAGAAATGCCAACTAATCTTTTTTGAAGATACAAATCTAAAATATCATCATTTAAACCTTCAACGGTTGCTGTATTAAGTTCTTTCATTTTAAAGTCAGCGTCTGCAACCCAAATATCACCTGGATTCCACTTGTCATCTTTAAGTGGTCTCATATCATTATTTTTAAATGCTTTATTTTTAGCAGCGTAGATTGCTTTCATAAGACCATCATCGCGATGAAAAGTCATGCCTTTTTCGATTATATTATTTTTAATCGCATACTGCGCAGTGAGATATGATGACATTTTCCAACTATCATCAATTGCTAACATTTCCTTCAAAGTGGTTTTTCCAACACTTGCTTTTTTTGAGGCCTTTGTTAGTACTTCATCAGTAAAACTTTCGATTGGCATTGCGTGGCCAATTTCAAGCATTGCTGCCATCCATACGCACTGCGCCGATTCACCGATCGCAGTTTGCTTAGTGCCTCCACCAGCTCCTGCACCTCCACCAAATTCTTTTGTTTTAAGTAAATCCGACGAAGATATTTGAGTATCGTTTTTTCCAATTAGTTTAAAAGCTTTTCCATCTTTTTCAAATTGTTCAATCGATGCAAGTGCAGCTTGTACATCTATAACAATAAATTCTCCGCCTTTAGCAAGTGTAAGAGGTTCTTGTTTACGAACCTTATTTGCTAAAATTTCTGTGCGAGGTGTTCCTGCAAAAGGACCACCAGTTGCAGATTTTTTTAATTCTCCTGGTACGAGTTTAGTTCCTTCGATAAGGAATGAATTAAATGATATTAATTTAAGCATAAGTTTCGATCATTCGTGTGAGTTCACCATCTGAAACATTTACTCCTGATTTAAGAGAACCTGCCTGCATATTTAAAGCACGGGAAAGTTTACGCAAGTTAGCAGTTTGTTTAGACTTACCTTTACGAAGTAAGTCAACTGTTTTTTTACGTGTAGCAGAATCTAAATCTAAATCGCCGTCTAATTTAATTTTATCAACGATAGTTTCCATAAAGTCATAGATTTCGCTTTCAGTTGGATCGATCTCAATCATAAATGCTCGAGTTCTTATTGCGCCGTCTGGATCAAGTTTATCCATCTTCAAGTTAGAGATGAAAATTACTTTACCAGTAAATTCAAAATAGCGCGGAATTTTGTTATCATCGATTAGTTCTTGAGGATCTTCGTACTCATCAGGCTCAACAACGTTTTTTCCCATTTTATTCCATACAAGCTTCCTAACCTTTTTCGTATCAGTTGCTGCTTTAAACATATTGCGAGATTCTTGATCTTTTAGCGCGTCATCAGAATCATCGAAAAACACGATCTCGTTTTGATGTTTAAATAGCAGCGAATAGATACCTGCCGCTGATGCGGTACCTGTGTTTTTAAAGTAGCCATTGCCGTCTGAAAGACCCATGCCATTTAATACTTTTTCAACTGTAAATGTTTTACCAATACCACCTCGACCTGCAACAAAAAGTGCATTCGACGCGCCAGATACTGTCATCTTAATAAGGTTTTCTAAGTCAGAAAGTTGTTTTTCGTACGTAAGTTTTTCACGATTTGCTTCTAATTCGTCAAGTTGAGAATTATGCGAATATGTTTCTTTGGCTGAACCACTACGAATAGTTCCTGAAGTTGCACCAATTGCACCAAGGATGTTTGACTTTTGTGAAAGGAGTTTAGTTACGTCTTTCTTATTTCCTTTCCAAATATATTGTCTGCCTACCTTTTTAATAATGGCAGGATTTTGTGCTTCCATTTCGTCAAATATTTTTATACCTACTGACTTCCAAACTTTAAACACTTTTTGTTTAGTAAATCCTGGGCTTGAAATAAGACTTACCACATTATCGTAAGCATCATCTGGATCAACCGCTTCTGTAAGTAGACTTAATTCTTCAGTGTTTAGTTCTTCCTTTAAAGAAATGTCTGTAGGATATGATGTAAATTTACCACTTTTCACTTTACCGCTTTTCATCATATCAGCGACTTGAGGAAGAACCTGTACTAAAGAAACATCTCTATCAAATGAAATGTGATAACTTGGACCTTGGGTTGAACCATTCCACATGTCAATTGAAACTAAGTTTTGTGAGCTTGCGCCACCTACGTTTTTCCAGTTAAATCTTATTGATTCAATTTTTTTGCCTGGAGCGTAATAGCGAAGACCATATCCTGCGCCATTTGAATTTTTAAATTTTTCTAATCCTAAGTTAGCAAACATGGATTTGTATCCAGTCTTTTTGCGTAAGTACTTAAGAATAATTTTGCCAGCCTTTTCTAAAGACCCTGTTGCGAGTTCTTCTGTAATATATTCTTTAAATTGCATAGTTCCCATAGTGTGTTAAATTTAATGTTTAGTTAAATCTATTTATAATAAAACACACTTTAATAATCGGCCCATTTGCATTTTTTCCATTGGCTTTGTTCAAACCATCGTATAAATAAACCCTTTTCACGGCCATGCGCTTCAATTTCCCATGGATGATCGTAATAATTTAGAGACTCAAGATCAATAGTTTTACCTTTCCATTTACACATTTTGATAGTTCGTGAAAAATCCTTTAGCTCACCACGGGCGTATTGTTTAACATGAACCATTTCATGCGCTATCGTACAAAGCATATCCTGTAGTGTTTGCGTAGAATCAACTCGAATAGTAAATTCTCTTGGTCTATTGCATGATTCATCTTCCCATATTGCATCACCTGATAAGCTTTCTTTTTCTGTTAGATGAGCTATAAGATTTATATCAATGTAAAGTTTATTTTGCAAACGAGGCATAAGGTGCAAACCTGCCCAGTGAGCAATATCTGCAGCCATTTCCCTTTTCTTCGAGCCTGAACCTTTAACTGTAATAAACATTATATCTTAAATGCACTAAAGTCATTGTTAACTGGCGCAGAAGGTGTAGTAATTTCATCACTTGATAATGTTTGTGCCGAATCTTCTACGTCGTATAATCGCATTTTAGATCGATCAATTCCAACAACAAACCTTTTGTCTTGTGTAGGATCATTGTAACGATTCTTAAGCTGTTTAACCATAAGCTGATTCATGCTTTCAAGTTGTTCTGTGGATATAAGAGCAAGCATTAAGTCTGCCGTCGCAGGTAAACCAAACGATTCTGACGTATCAGTAAGTTCAACATCGGTATTACCAAACCCTGTACGAGTAACTTGCGTTGCAGACCAAATAGGAATATTATTTTCAACCGCAAGACCACGTAATTCTTCTGCAATTGCTTTAATTAGCGAGTATGTATTCACTGAACCGCCAAGGCCTTTCATGCGAGAACTTGCACAAATATTTAAATAGTCAATGTAGACTACATCTGGTTTAAAATCTTTCTTTAACTTAAGTTCATCTAATAGCGCTCGAAAATGTCCAGTATGAGCTGTTGCGGTTGGATATTCTTTAACAATAAGTTTTCCTCTAGTTTTTTCTTTGAGCTTGTGCACTTTGGAATCAAATAGTTCCCGAGGCAACGTCTCAAGTTGATCAATCGGCACGTCAAATAAGTTTGCATCGATTCTTTCAGCAATCCTTTCTTCTGCCATTTCCAAGGTGATATAAAGCACGTTTTGTCCTGCGGCGAGATTGGCAGAAGCAAAGTGGCACATTGCCAAGCTTTTTCCAACGCCTGTACCTGCAAGAATAATATTAAGTGTTTTATTTGAAACACCACCTTTGGTGATAGTGTTAAACATAGATAGATCAAAAGGGATTTTATCTTCTTGTAAATGATAAAAATCATATCGGTTATTTGAGTTTTCAAAATAGTCGTGGCCAACATTAGTATCAAAAGACACGCTTAACGCCTTTGATAAAATACCAGGGATAGCACCATTTGTGAGTTGTTGTTCCTTTCCATCTATGATGCCAATTGATTTTATGATTGCAAGATATACTGCTCTTTGCTTACACCATTCCTCGGTCGAGTTCAGTAGCCATTCTCGTTCCACCTCCTCATAATTTTTCAAGTCAACAATAAGATTATGAATTTCATTACGATTGCTTTTATTTATATAATCGGACTTTTGAAACTCAACATCAAGTGCTGACGATGAAGGAAGCTTATTAAATTTTTGTAAAAACTGTAAAATAAGCTCGTAAACCGGCTTATGTTCGTTTTCAAAATAATCTGCCTTTATATGAGGAAGAGCTTTTCTACAATATTCTTCATCGTGTGTTAAATTTTTAAGTATTAGTGTTTGTAGATTCGTCATTATTTAATTGTTCTTCAAGCAATTGAGTCAATATGTCTCCCATAAAATTTTTAAAATCTGCAGATTTCTCAAGATCTTCTTTCTTAAGATTTTCCGGAACTTCATCGATTTTAAAATCAAATTTTACATTAAGCTGCACATTGGCCTCGTCTTCGTGTAAACTAACTTTACCATAAGTATATATTACACCAAGATAAGGACCTTGTACAACCTTAAGCGAATAAAGTTCACTCGATGGTCTTTCAACGAATTGAACTGTTTCGTCTAAATTAATCATTTGCGATTTCAGAAGGGTCATCGCCTAATATAGACTTATACGCTATCTTGTAACGTTTTTCAATGTGTTCTGCAAAATCGGTGTTTTCGAAAATGTTATCCCAAAACTCTTTCTTCAGTGTATCTTTCATACGTACATTGCCAGAAAGTTCTTCACCTGTTTCAGGATTTTTTGCCTGATACCAACCGTTCTTTGGTTTGATTACATAGCCTGTTTCGATTCCTACTTCTGTAAGGCCTGACCATTTTTCAATACCGCCTTCCCAAGAAACTGAAATTGGAATTTTTGATTTTTCTTTTACAAATCGTGACTTTTCCACGTTAACAACAAAGTCGTATCCTACAACTTCTGTGCCAACCTTGTCCTGACGACGACCAATAATCCATACATTGTCTGCTGAGTACATTACACCTGTACCACCCGAAACAACTGCCTTTGGAAACAATCCTTGTTCCATATAAGTATGATTAATTGCCAACAAAGGTACATCCTTAAGAGTAAGCATTGGTGTGATCATGCGGAATAGACCCTTAAGAGCTTTTGCACGTGTCATATCAGCTACAGACTTCATGTTTTCTGCATCTTCAACTTCTTTCTTAGAAGCAATATTGCCAACTGAGTCAATAATTACAATAACACGATCTTTGCGTTCAATTTCATTAAGCTGATGAACAAGATCAAACTTGAGTTCTTCGATGTTAGTAACAGGCGTGTGAAGTACTCGACTAGTATCTACGTCGAATGCTTTAAAGTACGATTGCGGTGAACCAAATTCTGAATCATAAAATAGCAATACTGCATCTTTATGTTTTTTCAAATAAGCACTTGCCATAAGCAAAGCAAATGAAGTTTTAAAGTGTTTTGAAGGACCAGC